TGCCCCATCGAAGGAGACAACCTCCATCCCGGATGGCGGGATGTCTGGAAGCTCTTCCAGCCGGTCGCCATGAGCAAGTACGGGCAGCGGGTCATCTCAGACTTCCTCGACCGACCGGTCCCGATGGTCTACCACGGCGTCGATGCGGAGACGTTCCGTCCGGTCTCGATGTCGGATCCGCTGGTGGTCGGAGACAAGAAGTTCCGCACGAAGGAAGCCTGCAAGGCGCACATCGGCCTCGACCCGAACCGAAACGTCATCCTCCGCTCGGACCGTCTCGTGGAGCGCAAGTTCTACGATCGGTTCGTGGTGGCGATGGCCGAAGTCCTGAAGCGTTCACCGAACACGGACGTGCTTATCCATTGCGCTCCGCAGGACGGCAACCTCGACCTGGCACAAGAGGTGCTTCGGCTCCCGAAGGACCTGCGGAAGCGGTTCATGATCTCGAACTCGCACGACACGTTCCGGGGTCTCTCGACCGAAGAACTGGTGGTCCTCATCAACGCCGCCGATGTCTACGTCTCGACTACCGGCGGAGAGGGGTTCGGGCTGAACCTCGCTGAAAGCCTCGCCTGCGAAGTCCCCGTCGTCGTCAGTGACTGGGCCGCTGAAGCCGAAGTGGTCGGACCAGGCGGCGTCCATATCCCGACGCTCCGCGACTCATACGGGGAACCCGTCCGCTATCACTCCGGCTACGGCATGGACTGGGGCGTCCCGGACGCGCAAGCCTTTGTCGAGCCGGTACTCGAACTCCTGAACCGACCGTCCCGCCGAAGGGCGATGGGTGCCGAAGGTCGCGCACACGTCCTCCGCTCGTTCTCATGGGATACCGCTACATCACAGTTCATGACCCTCTTCGAGGAAGCCGATGTCGATCGTATCGCTAGCTGAAGTCAAGACGTACCTCGGCCTGACAGGGACGCAGGATGACCAGGTCATCTCGTCGCTCATCCCCGTGGCAGAGGCACGCCTCGAACGTGACACCGGGCGGACGTTCAGCTACACCTCGAACACGTCCCACACCTATTCCACCGACGGGCAGGCGAGCCTCAACATCCGCGACGCTCCCTCGAACGGATCGAACACTCGCACCGTGACCCTCGGTGGAGTCACGTTGACCAACGGGACGGGCTACTGGCTGCTCCCCGACCGACGGAACCCTGACGTCTCGACGACGATCCAGCTCCAGTATTACGACACGTCACGAGCGGGCTGGTACAAGGTCGATCCGCAGTGGTGGGACAAGAACCTCGACGTCGCGCACTGGGGACAGGGCACCCCGAACGATCTCGTCATCTCCGGCTCGGAGGGTCATCCGCTTCCGGTTCCGGCTGACGTGGTGGGCATGGCGAAGGTCATGACGGCGCTCCTGTACTGGCAAGCGAAGTCCGGTGCGTCAGGCACCGTCCAGACCCCCACGGGGGAGACGATCGACCTCAGTCAAGACCCCATCGGCTACGACCAGTTCGTCCGGGATTGGAGAGTTCGCACGGCGGTATCCGGTGTCTAGCGTGCAGGGGATGGACGCGCTCATCAAGCGCCTGAACGCCATCGGGGAGCCGAAGCCGCTACTCCGCGCTCTCCAACTCTCTACCATCCACGAGGCGCAGGCGCTGGTCCCCCGCAAGACCGGACTCCTCCAGCGGCGGATCCTCCCCGGCGCTATCACCAACGACCACGCCATCGTCAAGGCGGACACGCCGTACGCGGCCCCAGTGGAGTTCGGTTCCAAGCCCCACATCATCCGACCCAAGAAGGCGGGTGGCGTCCTCGCCTGGGGCGGGCCCCGCAGGCTCTCCGGGCGTCTGCGAACGGGGGCGAAACCGACGAACTTTGCCCGCTTCGTCCACCATCCCGGCTCCCGTGCGCATCCGTACCTCATCCCCGGAGCGAAGAAAGCCGCCGGCGGACTGAAGGACCTCATCATAACCCGCTGGAACTCCGCGGCATGAGCACCACAATGCGGGCGGACATCACTTCCGGCATGAGTTCGATGATGGCAGCCTACATCGCGGCCAATCCGTCACTCGTCACCCGCCACTACCCGACGATGCCGGAGTCATTCGACCAGGTGCCATGCACGTATATGGACCGCCACGGGGAAACGGTCGCATTCAGTATGGGCGTCCGAGTTCGAACAGCGCGGGTAGATATCGTGCTCGTCTCCCGATTGACTGAGTCCGGGGAGACAAGCGTCCTGCACGACCAGACCGTGGACTCGCTGCTCGAGTGGTTCTCGCAGGTCGCCTATTCCCACGTCGGCGGCAGTTCGACCGTCTTCGATGAGATGACGCTTACGGACGAACCAGCCGGACCTGCCAGCCAGTTCTTCGCTACCCGCTTCGGGTTCGTCATTAGCGATGGTGCTGGCCGCACCTAAGCTCGCAGCCCCGGCCCGCTCTGGGCCGATAACCGAACGCTCGCCCGCTCTTGAGGCGGGCGTTTCAGCGCCCAGAGAGAAAGGGACGCACGCATGGCACAGGGATTCACTCGGTTCAGGAAGCTCCAGGTCGCGAAGCAGACGGTCATCGGGACCGCCGTGGCTGCTACCAGAGTCCTCCCGTACCGAAGTCTTGTCGTTTACAACCCCAACCGGACCGACCCGGATATCGACGTCGGCTCGCTCGATCCCGTCCTCGCACCGTACATGCTGGCACCCGAAGTCACGCTCCCCGGTGCGACCGGCCCGCTGACCTTCAACGATCTCGCCATCCGACTCTCGGCTGGCATCAAGGGCGGCGTATCCCCGACGGGTTCAGCCGGCGCAGGCTTCACCTGGACCTTCACCGCCGCCTCGCTGACAGCCGACTCGTTCGACTACTACTCCGTCCAGACCGGCGATGACACGTCGGACTCTGCCGGTGCCGGGACGAACGCCTTCGGGGCGGTCATCAACCAGTTCAGCCAGAGCATGGAAGAGGGGCTTGGTCCCTGGACCGTCTCGGACGACTGGATCGCCGCCGGAGCCGTCTACGGCAACCGGACAGGTGCGCTCAACGTCGATGCCAACCCGAAGTTCGTCTTCGGCGCGGACACGACAATCTATCTCAACTCCGTCGCAGCGGCCATCGGCATCACGCCCATCACCGCCGCTGTCAGAGGCGCGACCCTGACGGTCAATAACAACCTCGACCAGAAGCGGTTCGCCGATGGTTCGAATACCCGGTTCACGCTCAACTCATTCGGGCGCGGCCTACGCGAGATCACGCTCGAGCTCGTGCTCGAGAAGACGGCCCAGGTCATCGCCGAGATGATCACCTTCGATGACACCCCAACCCCCAACCGCTACATCAAGGTCACGACCAACTCGACCGAGCTGGCCGGGACGGTGACGACCTGCAACTCCGACATCTTCCTGCCGATGCGCCTGTACGAAGTCGCAGATGGGGAGATCGAGAACAACGCCAACGTGACGTTGACCTACAAGGGCTTCTATGACTCGACGTTGACCTACGCCTTCAAGGCGATCGTGCTCAACAGTCTGTCGGCCCTGCCGTAACCAGAAAGGCGATGCTCGCTATGCCTGACACGATCCCTGTCCGGTTCCGGGATTGCACATGTCCCGGAACCCCTCATCCCGACGGAGACATCGCAGAGCTTCGACCCTTCCTGGACTATCCGGGCGGGGCCGAAGCGCTCGCGGCCATCCAATCCGTCGGGGACGATATCGCACGGTTCGCGGAAGTCCTCGGACCCGTCTTCATCCGCCGCGGCGTGGTCGCGTGGAACCTCGTTGACGCCGATGGGGAACCGATCCCGGTCACCAACGAAGCCCTCGACTCCCTGCGCTGGGAAGACGCCTACGAACTCGCTGACCGGGCCGACGACATCTACGGGACGCAGGTGCTCGCCCCTTTAGTGAAGCGGATGGTACCGTCCTCCAAGGCTGGGCGGACAAACGGCTCAACCCGGCGTCCCCGGAAGTCATCGCCGAAAGTCCTGACGCCGTCCGAACCATAATCCTGGCCGAGTTCGGCGTCCGTCCCGAGTCCTACGTCGAAGCGGCTGGGCTGCTCCGGCTCCTGTACGAGCGCGAGTACGGCATCCACACCCGCAAGGCCGACGCTGAGAATGCTCAGGCCGAGGCCACGCTGTCCGCCCGGTATGCGCGAGCCAAGCGCACCATCCCGATCGACCCCGCCTACGTCCCGGAGGGATAGCACATGGCCTTCGCGGAGACGGCGAACCTCGCAGTCAAGCTGACCCTCGGCGGGAACTTCAATGCCCAGCTCGCCAAGACGCGGGCTGGGCTTCGTGGCTTCGATAAGGACGCATCCCGCGCCTATAAGGCCGGCGGTCAGATCGGGACTGGGATCAAGCGCAGCGCGGTCATCGCGGCAGCGGGTGTCGGTGCGCTGGTGTCGCAGATCGGGTTCGGCTTGGACTCGCTCATCCAACTCGAGAGCGCCACCGCACAGACGAACGCCGTCATCAAGTCGACGGGGGGAGTCGCCGCTCAGACCTCCGACGATGTCCGCCGACTTGCCGAGCAATACGAAAGCCTCAACGCGACCATCGATGACAAGGTCATCCAGTCTGGACAGAACCTGCTCCTGACGTTCACCAACATCCGAGGCAAGGCATTCGAGCCGACGCTTGCCGCTGCACTGGATATGAACCAGGCGCTCGGCGGAGGTCCCGAGGGACTCCAGAGCGTCATGATGAAGCTCGGCAAGGCGATGAACTCTCCAGCCGAAGGGTTCACCGCGCTGAAGCGATCGGGCGTCCTGTTCAATAAGGAACAGCAGGCCATCCTCAAGGGGTCGGACAACCTCGACAAGAAGGAACTGAAGGTCTACAACGCGCTCAAGAAGCGCAACAAGGCCGAGGCCGAGCGATACAAGCAAGGCGTGCTCCGAGTCAAGCTGGAAGCCGCGCAGGCGCTCATCCTGAAGGAACTCGGGGTCGAGTTCGGCGGGTCATTCGCCAAGGCCGGGGATACCACGGCAGGGAGCGTCGCCAAGTTCGGGGACGCGATCGAAGACCTACAGAAGTCACTCGCCACCGCACTCCTCCCCACGGTCAGGAACATCGCCGACTCGTTGACCGAACTACTCGCTGACCCGGCTGTCATCCGAGGCGCGAAGGATCTCGGCGCGTCCATCGGGGAGCTGTTCTCCAAGGACAACATCAAGTCGGGTATCGGTGCCATCAAGTCCGCGATGGAGGCGATCCGCAGCATCGCCGGTCCCGTCGCCGACGTCATCAGGACTGCTGTCGGAGCGTTCACCTCGCTCCCCCCCGATATCCAGAAGCTGCTCGTTGCAGGGTTCGCGGTCAACAAGCTGACCGGCGGCCTCGTCACGAACATCGCGGGCGGCATCTTCGGAGCGCTCAAGGCGATGACGGTCCAGGCTGGAGTCGTCAACGTCACGGGCGGGATCGTCAATGGTGGCGGGCTACCGGGCGGCGGTGGGGCTGGCGCAGCGTCGGGACTCTTGGGCGCTGGGTTCGGCTTGGCAGTCGGTGGGGTCATCGCCGCTGGGATGGTCTCCTATCTCTCGACTCAGGAGTTCGCGAACAAGAACCAGACGCTCGCGGACAAAGGACTCAGTCCGCAACAGATCGCCGACGTCAAGTTCGCCGCCTCCGATGCGGCGGGCAAGCAGGCCGCGATCAAGCGTGGATATGGTCCCGACGGCGTACTCCGTAATGCGCTGCTGACCATCGCCCGCGGATACAACGGTATGGAGGACCGACCCTCCGAACGGACCTCCGGCGCGTCGAAGTACCTCGGGTCCGAAGTCCGCAACATCGGCAAGGGCATCACCCCTCCATCGAAGGCCGCACAGAAGGCCGCCGAGAAGTCCGCCATGATGGCGTCGCTCGCTGCCGCTGCCGCTCGCTCTGCCGCCGCCGCTTCGATGCGCCGGGACGCTGCGCCAGCCGTCACGACCAACATCAAGGTCGCGGTCAGCGTGACAGCCAACGGGATCAAGAAGGTCATCACGACCCAGAACCACTACGGCCCCGCCGGCGGGTCGAGCAGCGATCCGCGCTTCCTCGGCTACCAGAGCGGGATCTAGCGATGGCGCTCCGCGCGAACTACTCCGTGGCGACCGGCTCGAACGTCGATATCTCGGCCCGCGTCCGGGCATACCAGATGTCCGTCATGGCGAACGCCGAACAGGGGTCGGTGGCGATGCCGGTCCTGAACGTCGACGACCCCGAGGGCGGGATCAACATCATCGGGCTGCGGAACATCACGCTGTCCGAGACGGCGGAGTCCAGCAACCAGCAGGTCATCTTCACGGGCTTCACCGCAGCTCGCGACATCACCCGAGGACAGGACTCGTTCCGCACCCGTGCCTCTCGACTGTGGGCCGTCTCCCTGGTGGACCCGAACGAGCGGATCGGGCGGCGCATCATGCGCGGCTCGGATGCCAACCGGCCCGCCGAGACGGACGTGGCACGGGTCCAATGGCTCCTCGGCACCTCGGAGTTCGGCGGCATCTGCCCGACCTCACGCTACGTCTCGACCCTGTACCCGGTGGCGATGGACGCCGTCGACTACCGCGACCAGTCGAACCAGCAGATCCTCGACGACTGCTCACAGGCGAGCGGCAAGAACTACTTCGTCTTCTGGGATGAACCCGCCGGCAACTACGGCCTCTGGTACGACTTCGCCGGGTCCAGCGCGTATCGGTCAGCCCTCCGCATCACGAACGTCCTCGGCTACGTCGACAACGACATCACGTTCGGAGCCAGTCGCGATACGCAGATGACACGCGACCCCGCGCGGGTCTTCTCCGGCGTCCTCCTGCCGTTCGTCGGGGGCGAGGTCTACGTCCAGAACGACACCACCGCCAACACGTTCGTCCGCCGTGACACCACGGCCCCCTCGGTCAACGTCAAGACCACCGCCAAGGCGACCGCCCGAGCGAACCGCTACATCGCGGACGCGACGACCGAGGCCGACCGGATCGTCACCTCCATCGAAGTCCCGCTGTCTCGGGTCAATCACATCATGCACGGGATGGCGGTCCAGGTCTGGCTCTCACACTTCCCAGGCTACGACACCGGCTGGAACTGGATGCGAGTCCTCCAACGAACCGTGACCGCGACCTCGGAGGAGTTCTACACCCTCGAACTCACGATGGCCGCAGCGGTCGGCGGACTGCTGGCGGGTGGAGGTCTGACCTCCGACGGCGCGACGTATCCGGCACCAGCGATCGTGGCAGCCGCTCCGCTGCAATCGTGCGTTGCGCGCGATACGTTGACCTACTTCTACACGTCTCCAGGGACGCGGGGAGGCATCGGGCCATCGAGCGGCGAGAGTTATCCAGGCGAAGGGAACTTCCACTTCACCTCGACCGACTTCATCTGCTATTGGGGGGCGGGCGGAAGTGCCAGCGCCTATCCGCTGGCTGGACAGGATGGCAACTGGGGCAACGGCGGAGTGAACAACTGCGTCTACACGAGCGGCGGCGCGGACTATGGCGCGGGCGGCGTCTCCAACCTCATCACCATCAACGTCATCGGACCCGGAACCCTGACGGTCCAGACCGCCGCCGCTGTCGGGTTGTGCCAGAACAACCAGAACGTCGTGCTCACGGCGGTCATCAGCGGGACCGCGACCGTCGTTGACACGGACACGCAGATGGTCGGGACGCTCCTGTCGGTGACGATCCCCGACGACGGCGAATGCGCCCACTACGTCGAAGTCTCATCCACTGGTCAGTTCGGCTTCGTATCGGCGAACTGGTCATGAAAGTCACCCACTTCGGTCCGGGCGGACTCCCTGTCGCAGTAGGTGGATGGTCGTCCGGCATCGTCTCGCTCAACTCGAACGTCGAGATCATCGGCGGCGGCCCGGCGGCGCTCAACTTCGTCCAGCGCATCACGTCGAACACCTCGAATACGCTGCTCAACCCGACCGTCAACTTCGCGTCCGGTTCCAACATCGCGTTCGCGGTCCAGTCGAATACGTTGACCATCATCGGGACTGCGGCGGGAGGCGGAGGGGCCGCTCCGGTCATCTCCGCTGGTTCCAACTCGACCCGCGTCTCCGAAGTTTCGGGAGCCGGCGCATCCACCACGCTCTGGTCGCCATTCGACCACGCCCATGACGGTATCGGGACCATCACCGCCTCGTCCTCGAACACGATGCAGCGCGGGACCTGGAACATCCGGCCCGGCGCGGGTATCGCGCTGTCTTTGACTGATACCGATGGGGATGGCGAGTTTGATACTGCGACCATCGTCAATACGGGCGTTCCGGGTCCTGCCGGTGGCGGTGGTGGCAGCCCCGTTGCGGCGGGAACGCTGGTCCAGTCGGTGGCATGGGCGACCGTCGCCAACGGCGGGACGAAGACGTTTGGCTCGACGCCAACCAACGGCAACACGATCTATGCATTCATCGTGACCAACGCGGAGTTGACGACTTCGCTCGTCCAAACGAACGTCACCTGGACCCGTGTGGGGCGATCCGCGCATCGCGCCGGCAACGTCGGAGTCACCGACATCTGGAAGGGCGTCGTGGCGGCTTCGGCCAGCACGACTGTTACGTTCAACTTCACAGCCAACAACGTGCAGGCCGTCATCCTCCAGGAGTGGAGCGGCCTTTCCACCGTCGATGCCGCGCAAAGTGCAATCTACTATGACACCGCCACTTCAAACACGTTCGAAAACTATATGTTCGCATGGGGCAGCCTTGGCGGACGCGCGTTCCTACTCGTGCAGAACTCGACAGGCGGCGGGCTGACGACTCCGCCCGGTTGGACGGCTTCCATCGGCACATCCTTCAACTACGGCGGCTCGGGCAACGGCTCTCTGTACTCGCTCGATGCCTCGTCAGGCTCAGGGTTATACGGCGCGCAGGCTCGGATCGTCCCAGTCGCGGCCGATCAGCACGTCGCCATATTCCTCCATGTCACCCCGTAGCCGTAAGGTTTCCGCAATCTCTAGACGGTGCGATTGTTAGATCGCCACCAACCGTCACTCCCCTTCCCCGCCTCCTGCTCCCCCCGATGGGCAGGAGGCGGGGCTTCTTCGTGTCCGCAGAATAGGGGTTGACATACCGCTACGCATCGCGTAGATTGACGACATGCACAACCCACCGCTTCCACCGTACAAGGCGATGCGAGAGGCTATCGGCCTGTCACAACGCGCTGTAGAGCGTGAACTCGGGTGGAGTACCGGACGGCTTTCGACGATCGAGCGGGGACTACTCCCCACGGACGCGGAGCGGTTCGAACTCCTCGCCTTCCTCAATGCCCGGCTCACCGCTGAACTCGCGTCGGGTTCGGTCGCATGACCTGCCGCCGGTGCTCCGAGCACACCCCACGCCTGACCCTGTCGCAGCGGTACTGCCCGCGCTGCGAGCGTGAAGTAGCGGTCCTGCTCTCCCATCCCGCTCCCGCGAACCTCCCGGAGTGGCGGCGTCGCGACCTCGCCCGTGACATGACCCGAGCGTCGGCATGATGACCGACGACGTCCCCGCCGACCGCTTCACCCGTGACGCCGAGCGCACGCCGTGGATGGCGTACCCCGCGTCAGGCGAGGCCCCGGACTCCGCGCTGTCCGACCTCAAGGCCGTCGCCCTAGCGATCGCCGTGCTGCTGGTCATCTTCGCATTGTCGAGCTGGCTGCCATGAGCAAGCGAAAGATGCGCCGCCGGATTATCGAACTCGAGCGGCGGGTGTTCGCCCTTGAGGCGAAGGTCCACGGCTCGATCATCCCGACGGCGGTTGCCGAAGACTGGCTCCGCGAACTACAGCGACCCAACCCGTACAGCTCACTTGTCACGAAGCCATGAGCGTGATGATCGCCTACCTCGACGGCTACCGCGTCTACCGCACCCCCGATGGCCGGACGCGCCGCTACGTCGGCCCGGTCTGGCGCACCCCCAAAGAAGCCGCCGCCTACGCCGACCTCCTCGACATCGGCTACGTCAGTCCGCTCCGGGCATCGTCTGAGTCGCCCGTTCTGCTGGCGTCGCCGCAGGTGCCCACGGGCACTCACAGGGCCGCGACGGGTGCTCCTCACGGGGCAACGTCGCGGCCCGCTTCTTCGCGCTAGACCCCCGCGCCCGCCGGTTGCGGGCATCCGATGGCACCGGAGACAGACATGCATTGCGGACGCTACATCTGGTCACACGGCGAGGACCGACTCTGTGGGCAGACGGTCGGCCTCATCCGTTGGTACGACTCGCGCGGCTGGCAGCACGCCGCCTGTCGAAGTCACGTCGGAGTCATGCAGTCGGTCTACCCCGTCGCTGACCCGCCGTGGCCGGGTGACATCGAAAGCCTTGACCCGATCACGATGGCCAAGGGCTACCGCGAGGGGTATTCGGACGCGGGCTACACCGAGGCCGAGGCTCGGATGCTTTGGGGCGACCGATGACTGAGATCGAACTCTTCCCCGACCTCCTGGCGGACCCGGACTTCGTTCGCGATGAGATGCGGGACCATCCCGCAGACGCGACCTACGCGAACACCGTCGAACGACCTGACCTGTCGAAGCGAACTGCGCTATCCAAGTCCCTGCTCGGATCGTTCGACATGTGCCAGACCAAGACCTGGTACGGCATCCACGACCCCCGGCCATTCGTCACCAACGAGAAGGTCGTCTTCGGCTCCGCCGTTGATGCGGGTGTTGAGGTCATCGTCAAAGCGTTGTCATCGGGACAGACACCGGACCTCCCGCGAGCGTTCTCCGCCGCTGCGTTCATCGTGGAGCGCGAGGACGTGGAGATCGTGTTCTCGCAAGTCGAGGACGCCATCGAGTCCTTCCTCTATGACGTGGTGCCGCAGGTCGACTTCACCCATGCCGTGACGCAAGCCAACGTCACTGCCACGATCCCCGGACTCGGAGAGTGCAACGGCCACCCCGACATCATCATGGCCGACGGGTCCGTCCTCGACGTCAAGACGTCCTCACGAGCCAAGACCGTTCCTTCCCTCGAGCTTGGGTTCTACGCCCTGCTCCTCGAGGCGACCGGAGTGGTAGTTCCCTCCGTGGGATACCTCAACTACGTCCGACTGAAGAAGCCCTACTGGCACGGCTACACCAAGCGAGCCGGGGACACGATGGGCCAGCCGCTCATCGTTGACGTGACCGACGACCTCCGATCGTTCGCCTATGAGAAGGCGCACGCCTACGTCCGGGCGAAGCAAGCCGACGACATGCTGAACACCATCGGCACGGACAACTACTCGATGACCGGCGGACCACGGTTCGACTCGATGTGCCTGGACTGCCCGTACAACCCGAGCCTCGGTGGGCCGTGCGTCATCGCGGTGAAGTCGGATGAGTAACTTCGCCGAGGACTACATCCCGGTAGCGGAGCGGATCGCCGCCTTCTACGCCAAGCACCCGGAAGGGAGTCTGCAGGGCGAGATGGTCGAGCTGTCCGAGACGCGCGTCGTCATCCGAGCCTTCGCCTACCGGACCCCGGAGGATATCCGGCCAGGCATCGGCTACTCGTCACTGGTCATCCCCGGCTCGACTCCCTTCACCCGAGGGAGCGAGATCGAGAACTGCGAAACATCAGCGTGGGGTCGGGCTATCGCCGCTCTTGGCTTCGAGGTCAAGCGAGGCGTGGCGACTGCCGAGGAGGTCCGCAACAAGGCTCCACAACCGTCAGGAACGGCCCCTGCGCCACGACCCGAACCGAAGCGCAGTAGTGCGCCACCTCGACCTGTCGCTCCGGTAGGCCCGCCCCTAATGCCCGACACGTCCTACGGTCCGGCGGACGAAGACTTCGACTGGTCCGCCGTAGCCGAGGCATTGGGTGAGGACGGCGGGACGTGCTCCGTTCACGGTGTCCCGTGGGTCCTGAAGCCCGCCGGCGTATCGAAGAACGGATCGCCGTACGACGCCTTCTACTCGTGTGGGGTATCCGGTCCGCCGTGGTGCAAGGAGAAGCCCGCGAAGGCGTGGGTCGAGAGTCACCACCCATGAACGCCGACCTCCGTGACGCCGTGCTCCGACGGGATCAATGTTGCGTGCTCCTGAAACTCAACCCGGCTCACTTCTGTCGAACGGTCTGGGGCGAGTACCACGACCCCCGCGACCTCTCGAAACTGACCATCGAGCACGTCCACGTGACGGGTTCGATGATGGGCAAGCGAGCGCCCGACACGCTGGGGACGTTGGTAGCCATGTGCGGCTACTCGAACGTCGCGGTCCCGTCGAAGGCGACACGGGACGCCATCCGGGATTACCTCCGGGGAGTGGCGGCATGAAGCCGCAGAGCAGGGACGTGCTCGAGCTCCTGCGTCGTCACCCACAGTCCGGCGTGACCCAACAGCAAGCGATCAAGGTGCTGTCGTGCTACCGATTGGCGGCTCGTGTCGCTGACCTCCGCGCTGACGGGTACGACATCGTCTCCGAGTCAGTGACGCAGGGCGGGGTCCGGTTCGCCCGCTATCGGCTGGTCCCGGATCCGGTCCAGGTGACGCTGTTCTTTGCGGACGCGGTATGACGTACACCGACTTCCTCGCGTCGAAGCGGATCGCTGTCGGCGCAGTCGGGCCAACAGTCGAAGCGGGTGACATCCATCCGATGCTGTTCCCGTTCCAACGCGACCTCGTGCGCTGGTCCGTTCGCAAAGGTCGGGCTGCGCTGTTCGCGGACACCGGCCTCGGCAAGACGTTCATGCAACTCGAATGGGCGCGGCTCATCGGGGAACGAACACTCATCATCGCGCCGCTGTCAGTCGCGCGGCAGACGCATCGGGAGGCGCTGAAGCTCGGACTGGACGTGCCGTACACCCGCGGCGAACGGCTGGATGGGCTATCCATCACGAACTACGAGATGGTCGAGCACTTCGACCCTGCCGACTACGGTGCGGTCGTGCTCGATGAGTCGAGCATCCTGAAGTCACTCGACGGCAAGACGCGCCGGCGGCTCACGGAGATGTTCAGCGCGACCCCGTACCGGCTGTGTTGCACCGCGACACCGGCCCCGAACGACATCGCGGAGATCGGCAATCACTCCGAGTTCCTGGGCGTGATGCCGCAGCACGAGATGCTCGCCGCGTTCTTCGTCCACGAGGCGAACGGCACGAAGGATACGAACGGGGCACGCGAGGGATGGCGGCTGAAAGGTCATGCCGAAGATGCATTCTTCCGATGGCTCGCATCGTGGAGCATGGCGATCCGCCGGCCCTCGGATCTCGGCTACGACGATGACGGGTTCGTCCTGCCGCCGCTGGCGATCCGTCCAGAGTTTGTCGCGTCGGACTATGTGCCCGAGGGCCAGCTCTTCTTCGGCGGGCTGAAGGGCATCACGGACCGTTCAGCGGTCAGGCGCAGCACGGTAGCGGCTCGCGTCGCACGCGCCGCTGAACTCGTCAACGGGAACGACGACCAGTGGATTGTCTGGCATGGCCTGAACGATGAAGGCGACGCCCTCGTCGCGGCCATCCCCGGCGCGGTCATGGTCGAGGGTTCGCAGACGCCCGAAGCGAAGGCCGAGGCCCTCGAGCGGTTCCAGGAGGGCGCGTTCCGCGTGCTCGTGACCAAGGCGCGCATCGCCGGGTTCGGGATGAACTTCCAGAACGCGCATCGGATGGCGTTCGTCGGGCTGTCCGACTCGTGGGAGCAGTACTACCAGGCCGTGCGTCGGATGTGGCGCTTCGGGCAGACCCACGAGGTCGAGGCGGCCATCGTGCTATCGGATG